GAGTTCTTTCTCGTAAGCGGCTTTGTCCCGCTCATATAACGCAGCCTCTGGCGAAGATTTGACTTCACCACTCTTGGTGCGGCCCAGTTGTTGTGTGTATCGAGCCAGCGCGCGCAATGCAGTTGCGCGTGACCGAGGAGTGACTTCGTAACGCCCTTCACCGGTCTTGGTAACGTCCAACGCATCAAGATACACATCACGCTGATCCTGGGTCAGTTTGTCCCAGTTGCGAAGAACTTGGCTCTTCTTGTTGAGTTCAGCAAGAAGTTCATTGATCTTGTTTGGGACTTCCTCGGGAGAGACTTCACGGTATTTGCGGGCATCAATACTGTTGCGGTCAAGCAAGTCAGAGAGGCGGTCAAATTGAGCGCCAGACCACCCAAAGCCCGGAGAAAGCCGTCCCTTCTCCAGTTCTTCCATCAACGACAGGGTCTCGTCGTCGTATACGGCATCTTTACGGGAAGCCGCTGCTTCTGGAGCGTCATAGAGTTCGCCGATGCGTTTCTCAGTGGCCGCAATCTGCTCTTGGATCTCGCCAATAGAAATGTCCCGCAGATCGATCCCAAGCGCCTGGGCTTGCGCCTTGCGCTTGTCTAGCAACTCTTGACGGAAGTTGACCGCACGATCAGCGAGTTCGTCTTTGGTCTTGGTAACTCTGGGTGCAGCCGGAGCGGGTGCAGGAGTAGGCGCGGGAGCAACAGGAGCCTCCGCGACGGGAACAGCGGGAGCAGCAGGAGTCTCTGCGACGGGCGCAGGAGTCTCCGAAACAGGAGCAGGCGCTTCAGTGGGTATGGGGGCGGCTGCTTCGGCAGGCGCAGGTGCAGGAGCCTCAACAACCGGAGGCGCTTCAGTAACCGGAGGCGCTTCAGTAACCGGAGGTGTTACTGCACCGGGTTCTGCTCCTTCTCTTCCAACAGCCGCTCCAGCATCCTCGACAGCAGAAACCACTCCAGTTGGTTCAACTCCTTCAGGTCGCTCGGCAGTGACTGGTGCACTGGGCTGCTCAAGAATCTCAAAGCCTCTTCCACCTGTGACTGGGACAGTCGATCCAACATCTGGCGCTCCTTCAGCAGCCTTCTCGGCAACCGGTTTGGCAATTTCTTCCTTTGCCGCTTCTTTCTCGACTTCTTTGAGTGCTTCGGTTTTCTCGCCGGGTTTCTTCGCCCGGCGTCCGAGCGCCAAGTCCATCACTCCTTGGATGATTGCGCCTGTCGCGCCGCCATACGCAGCGGACTCACCCAGTCCTTCGATCAGTTCCTGTTCAGGCTTGTAGATACCTTTGGCAATTAAGTTTTGAGCAAACTCAGATGCCGCTTCTTGTGCGGCTTCTTCGCCGCCAGCCTTGGCTGCGCGTTTAACCGATTCAACACCGAATCGGACAACGGACTCATCCATGCGGCCAAGAATGCGGAACGGCGCAAAGATCTCCAGTGCGCCAGGGATCGTGCCCAGCGCAGTGGCCGTAGCGCGTTGTCCTTCTGTAGCCCCGGCTTCTTCTGCACGAGTACGCGCCGTACCTGCGCCTGCGCCCACGCCTAGCGCGGTTGCGCCTACTCGCCCTGCTATACCAAAAGGACCAGCAAGAAGAAACGGAATCGTTGAACCAACCGCTTCGCTGAGTTTGCGACTAACGGATTCTTCGTATCCCGGAGCAGCCTTGAACGGCTCCTTGATAGCGGTCGCAATCCCAGATACTTTCTCTCGGACTGCTTTTTCGGCTTCTTCAGGCAGTATCGCGGAGATACCAGTCAGTGCGGTCTCAGCAAGCCCAACTGCGCCAGGGACCAGACCTTTGCCAAGTTCTGCTGCTTGTCCAAGGAATGTTGTCTTGGGCGCAAGATCAGGAAACTTTTCAAGGATGCGACGCTTCGCTTCCCTCGGATCAACGTCGTCAGGAATATCTTGTACGAGCGTCCCGTCGGGCAAGCGAATGTTGTACGGCATGACTCAAATGTCTCCCCAGTTGAGGGTCTTCTTGCCGCCACCAGATTGATCGGCTGAGGGCATCTCACCGATCTTAACGCCGTACTGTTTGGCCAAGTCAGCGTACGCTTGCGCCGCTTGATCATATCTGCGATTGACTTCAGCCACACGATCAGGTTTGGCATCAGGCTTCAAACCTTGACGCATCTGCGTAGCGCGAGCCAGCGATTCACTGATTGACTTGTACCGTCCATCAGCCTTCATGCGCTGCATCGCCGCAGAATCAGCCCGCGTGTCCCCACGATTGTCGCCAAGCGCCTCGCGTACATCTTGCCCGCGCATATTTACGCGGCCTTGGAAAAGCGCAGTTGCAAGATCGGCCTCTTCTTTGGCGCGACCTCTCGCGGCCTTGGCTTCAAGGTCAGCCTTGGCGTTGCGCATCTTCTGCGCCTCAGCCAGAAATGCCTGTGCTTTGGTGAAGTCACCCATGTCGGTAGCAACTTTGGCCTGCATCAACAGGCGCTGCTCTTTCATACCGGCTGACTTTGCACCAATGAGAGCGTTCTCGATGGCTTGCTCTTGCGCTTGAATGTAATCGTCAAAACGCATACCGCCGCGCTCTGCGGAGGCCATCACATCACCAAAGCCGCGTCCGGAAGCGCCAAGGAAATACTCTTTCAGGCCACGGCCTTTTTTCTTTTCTTCAAGGGCTGCGCGCCGTCCACTGAGAATACCCAACTCTTCGTCTTTAAGCGTCTGGGCTTCACGAATCTGTTTATCGATGTAATCGGGGTCAAGCCCAATCTGCTGCATGTACCCACGGCGTGCTTCACGGCCAGCAAGTGCGCGCTGCACTTCTTGTTCGGGGGTCGGAGGTTCGGTCTCAAGGCCCGCAATCGCTTCGCGCTCTTCTTGTTGCGCTACATCCACTTTAGAACGATCAAGTTCAGGACGCCCGCCAACTGCATATCCCACAATCCCACCGTCAGCGTAACCACCCATTTGAGGATTCAACCCCTCAATACCAGCGGGAGGACGTTGCGCCATCGCCTGATTCATCAGAGCCTCTTGCGCCTGCTGCATGCGCATGGCTTGAATCTGTCCTGCAAGTCCGGCCTGTTGAGCCACGTCAGGGACAGCGGGGGGCGCGACTTCAGCCATCAATTTGCCAAACACAGTGGGCGTCTCTTCACGAGTCATCGTCCGGGCTTGGCCAGACATGACTTCACGCTCCATCTGCGCTTGAAGCGCAGTCTGAAGACCACTAGGCAATCCTGTTTGCATCATCATGTTTCAGCCTTTACCAAACAGACGCTCGTACAGACCCATCAAACCACCCGTGCCCTTGAGCATCTGAGCAAACGGACTGTCTTCCATATACGTGTAGTTGGCCGCAGAAATCGGCAGGTTCTGCATCATGGCCTGCTGGAACTGCAACTGCTGATACGGGAACTGCCGCTGGCGCTCAAACTCAGCCAGATCCGCTGCGATGCCTTGCTGCTCAATGTCCCTCTGCTGTGCGCCTGCGGCAATCTGTTGGGCGAGGTTGGCACGTTGTTCCGCACCGTACGCCGTACCGAGTGAGCCGAGCGCCTGAGCCGCCTGGAGTTGTTGTGCCAAACCCTGGAGCCCGTACTGAGCGCCGAACTGACGAGATTGTTCAGCCTGACGTTGTGCCTCTGTGCCGTACTGCGCGGCCAACTGAGCGGCCTGCATGCCTTGACCAGCGCCAAACTGGCGGGACTGCTCACCCATCTGTTGGGCTTGCATCGCGCGAGCCATGTCTTGGTTGTACTGCGCCATCGCCTTGTCATAGGCAGTCGCGTACCCCTCGCCCAGCATCTTGTTCTGGGCCTGCATCATGTTACGGTTTAATTCCGACTCCATGATGGCTTGACGGCCACCACCAAACGCACCGGCCTTGGTGAGCCTGCCCGCTTGCTGAACGCGAGACATCTCAGCCTGACGCCGAGCCTCGTCAAGCGCCGGGTTGAGCGCCTGCTGCAAGTACGGGTTCATGTACTGCTGCGCTTGCTGAGTCCCGAAGATGCCGCCTTCAAACTTGCCAGCGTCATAAGCACCGGGGGCAGCAAACTGATTCTGGAACTGCGAAGGGCCGTACCCAAGACCACCTGCGGCAGTCGCAACACCACCGGCGATACCCTGCGCCGTGCCAAGACCCTGAGACGGTGCGAGAGAGCCTACGCCTTGAAACGCCTGTTGCTGAAGTGGTGAAGCACCTGCGGTCAGCGGGCCCTGGTAGGTCTGATAGGGCTGATTGGTCAGCGCCTGGGTTTTGCCGAGCATCTCCGTGACGTACGGAGCGGCGTAACTCGCGATGGTCTGTTCTTGCCCGGCGATCTTCCCCATAGTAGGAGAAGAAAACCCAGACGCAGCAGTTGTGAACGGGTTTGTAACCCCAGTGGTGGTCAGTCCGTTAGACATATTTAATCCTTATGCGAGGCGCTTGAGTTCACGATCAGCGCCGGACGGCTTGCCGCGCTTGGCTTTTTTGGCGCGTGCCTCCACACGATCAAGCATCGCATAGAGTTTACGAGCCCCAGCATCGGATGAACCATTACCCAGTTCAGACACGACACGGGCAGGAACCACAAACTCACCATCGGCAAGACGCGCCTCTTGACCCGAGCCTGCAAAGCGGGCGGGAATGGAATCAGACACGCCGTCACCGTTGCCTTTCAGGTAGCGACCTTTGGCAAGCATGGCGATACCGCCGGGCATCATCCCACCTGCTGCACGCTCGATGGTTTCAGTGGTATCTGTATCGTCTCGGCTAGTCCCGCCAGTCGTACCACCAGTCGTTCCACCAGTCGTTCCACCAGTCGTTCCGCCCGTAGTTCCACCTGTAGTTCCGCCTGTAGTTCCGCCTGTGGTGCCAGACGCAACAGGCATGAATCTTCCGGGCGTGAAATATGTGATCCCTCCTTGGCCAGGACGGTACGGCACAGGCCGCATCACTGCTGGAACCATCTCACCTTCCTTGGGCGTTATGGATTCATAAGTGATTGGGCGCTGTTGAGCCAGCGGAGTCTGTTGGCGCTCGTAGGTGTACTGCGGGATCGTGCCTTGGAATCCGACCTTGGGTGGGGGCGGACTGAAAAAATCAGAGCGATTGGCAAGCGCAGCAAGACCCATCAACGGAATAGGACCAAATGCGCCCTGTGGGTTCAAAAACTGCTTTAACTGGTTAGCAATTCCAGAGTTCTTGATTGCTTGAGCCAATTGATTTGCCCAATTACCAAACGCGCCGGGTGTCTGCGGGTTGGTAGGCATGTCGTAGTCGCCCGGCTGATCACCAAGGGTGCCGCCAAGACCGAGTTGATTCCACCACCCTGAAGGCAGGGGTGTGGTTGGCATGTCGTAATCGCCGGGCTGATCACCAAGGGTGCCGCCAAGTCCAATGAAATCGTCGGCCATCTTAGGTTCCTTCAATGATTCGCATCAGTTCATCAATCGCCATGTTGGGGTTCTTTTCGGCGAGTGCCATCAGCCGCTCGTATGGATCGGCATTTTCCTGCTCTTGCAACTGACGAGCAAGTTCCTTCTGTTGCTCTTCCCGCTGCATCTTTTCGTAGAACACAGACTTGAACGTGCCCAGATCCTGAATCTGACTCATGGGCTGTTGGACCGCGCCCGCACTCACCATCGGACGCGCCGTGGTCGTAGTCGTGGTCGTGGTCGTGGTCGTGGGCGCTGCTGTAGTCGTCGGGCGAGCAGTCGTCGTAGGCGCAGCCGTTGTAGTTACAACCGGGGGTTCAGTCGTCGTTATGGGTTTGTCCGTAACCGTGACCCTCTGCGTGGTGCTCGTCGTAGTAGTTTCTCCGGGGGGCAGACTGGTCGTGGTTGTCGTCGTTTCAGTCACTACTACGCGCTGAGTGGTCGATGTGGTCGTGGTCTCTCCCGGTGCTTCAGTCGTTGTGATGGGCTTGTCCGTGACCGTGACCTTTTGGGTGGTCGATGTGGTTGTTGTACCTTCAGGGGGAGCCTCGGTGGTTGTTATGGGCTTGCCCGTGACCGTAACCCTCTGCGTTGTTTTATCGGTTAAGGTTACTGACTCCTTGATCAAATCATCAAGGAACGTGTCGCCGACTGGCTTGTTTGTAACCGTAACCCTTTGGGTTGTCGTAGTGGTTGTCGTACCTTCGGGGGGAGCCGTAGTGGTAGTTGTCAAAGTTACCGATTCCCTGATCAGATCATCAAGGAACGTGTCACCGGTTGACTTACTGTCTTTGGTGCCAATCACGGAGACAGTTTGGTCTGCTGGTTGCGTTGTAGTCGCCGCCTGAGTGGTAGTGAACAGACCAACAATATCAGTCGTGTCGTCTTCCCAAGGCATTTTGGTGCCGGTTACAGATACTCGATCAGTACCGGTTGTAGACACATTCTCGCCACCCTCAGTCGTAGTAGTTTTGGCCTGTTGCCCAACTCCACGTGCAATTGAGCCAATCAACGCATTGAGCGCCGCAGGTCCAGGGTCTCGCCCACGCAGTTGGGCAGACAACGCAGCAAGCGCCGTGCTTTGGAGTTCACGCGGCAGGGCTTTGATCATGGGATTGCCCTTGGCCTCTTCAAACACGGTCCGAGTCAGCCCGGAAAGCGCCCCGCTTGTGAGTGCATTGCTGAGGTCAAAATCGCGCCCGGTCAATGCGGAACCGATCAAGGAACCACCAACATCCCGGACGATCCCTTGCGCGACGTTCCCAGAAAGAGATTGGAGGAAGTCCCCGACACCGCCCTCGGGCAAGTAGGGGCCAATCAACTTGCTAGCCCCCGCACCAGCGGTTTCGCCCAGAGCGCCCAAGGCCGTCCCTGCGCCAGAAGCAATACCACCTCTGAGGGCCGCAGACCCAACATCTTGACCTGACAGCCCGCCCAGCACTGCACCGCGCCCAGCGCCAATGATGGCGTTGGCAGCGATTTGAGACGCAATGCCTTTCCCAAGCGTGGGAGCAAGAGCACCAGTCAAACTAGACGCCAGACTGCTTCCGGGGCCAGTCAGCGCCATCAACGCCATGTTGGCTAGGGGAAGAACGGCACCTTTCCAAGACTCGGAGTAATCGAACTGGCTGGCGCTGACTATGTTTCCATTTGCGTCGCGCTGAAGGACGTACCCACTATCGCCGCCGGTAAAGATACGTTGAGTTGAGCCTGTTATTGCGCCGTTTGCATCGTAGGTAATCGTGTTTTCAATCGGCTTTCCGTCTTGCCCATAAGTGGTTTTGGTCGCGTTATACCCACCAAGAACCTTGTCACCTTCAGTCACCTGGCGATCAGGAATATCAAACCCGCTTGGGTCTGGCCTGTAGGTTTCAAAAGGTGTGACGTTCCATCCGCTGACATCTGTACCCGACAACTGTGTTATTGGTGTTGCCCCATGAAGTTCAGCAGACGCCGCAGCATAATCAGACCTGTACTTATCAAGGGCGTTCTGAGCAAAGTTGGGGTCTGTCTGGTTTAAATATGTGATCAGGTCACGCGGGTCAGTTGGCGGTTGAGCAGCCGGAGTCGTAGTAGCAGCGGCAGTCGTGGTCGTAGTTGTAGTTGTAAACGGCAGCGTAGCGGGGGTTTCGATCAGGCTCGCTCCTTGGAGTTGGTCGAAGACCGTGGCAGGAGCCGCAGTAGTAGTGACAGGAATCGAAGTCGGCGTAGCGGGTGCAACATAAGCGGGAGTACTAGCCGCAGGCTGCGTACCCGTGGCGCGGTAGTAATCGTCCAACGTGAAGTTGGTGCCAAGATTGGTGTTGAATAGATCCACCGTGGCCTGTCCGCCAAGCCCCTGCTGGCGGGCGTAATCCAGCCCTCGCTGAGTGGCAACAGTGTCGTCTGCTCCGCCTTGATAGATGTAATCGCGGAAGTTGAACGGTGTAGCGGCAGGCGCAGGAGTCGGTGCGGGTACGCCGCCGATGATGTTCAGCAGATCGTTCTGATCGAACGAGTCCTCAAACTCCTGCTCTGTAAACAGTCGTGCCATGATCTTATTGAGTCAGGTCGTAGAAGGACAGCGATCCAACCACGTCACCCGTGGTCGCACCAGATACAGTTCTGACAGCGACGGTGTAGATGTCACTGACCCCGGCAATCGTTGCGCCAAGTTGCAGGTCAAAGTTGTAGCCCGTGGCCGCGCTTGTGTTTCCAACACCACCCGAACCAGTCGAAGTCACATAGTCTGTTTGCACGATGGAGCCACCCGTAGTGGCCGTGGCTGCTACATCAAACTCCACATTGGAATCAGTCGGCACTGCCGTCCATGATGCGGCGGTCAGGGTGGGGTTCTTGATCAGCGCCACCTCGTAGTTCTGATTGGTCGTCGGCAGAACCTGAACCCGGTTGGGCAACACCACCGCGCCGAGTCGAGTAGACGCCAGACGAATGGAAACAACGGGCAAGAAAGTAGAGCCGATGGTGCCCAGGACTGTGGTGCGTCGCGCCACATGGTCGATGGAGGTCTGCTCAAACCCGCCCTCGGAGATGACCGAGCAGCAGATAGCCTTCATAGACGCCGCCACCGCAGCCGTCGTGGTCACAATCTCATATCGCACCGGCAGGATAGCCGTGGTCATGTAGACGTTGGTGATCTCGTTGGCGTTGTTAAACGTGTGGCATACGATGTACTGGCCATTGATGATGAAGCCGCACCGGACTGATCCGACGCCAAGCCACTCAAAGTCCATCCAAAGAATCTGAGCCTTGGACGGATCAAGCGTGTAGCCAGAGTCCCCCGTGCCGTCCAACTTGTCACCGTTCCAGTCTTCTTGATTGACCGTCCGAACATTGGAAACAGAGCCGGTGACGTAGGAACGTAGGACAAAAGAATAGACGCCATCTACGCGCTGGAAGAACACGCCGTTCTGGTCGTTGTAGTAGCCCACCCGCTGCGTGAGGTTCAGGCTCATGCTGCTGTCCATCACGAAGGTGGCAAGCACCAACAAACCCTTCCCTGGCTGATACGGGAAAGAGCGATAGGTCTGGCGCAGCACAGAGCCAACACCGGCCCCGGTGACTTCCATCTTGACTGCCGCTTCGTTAGGCAGAAACGTCGTCGTGCCCGTGCCGGTTGTGGCCACATCAAACTGATTGTCTGCGGCGTAGCGGTTCTGGCTGTCGAAGAGCGTGTAGGGCTGACTGACCCGCAGCCGCCCAAAGGCATCCGTGTTGGTGCCGCCGATGGAGATTGGGATGGGGGATGCAGTTGTCACGATTCGACTCAGCAGTGCGTTAAGCCGGTTGAAGTACAGGCGCAGGACGTTGTTGAACTGTTCCTGATACCGAGAGTCGTAGTCCCCCGGAGCCAGCGGCAAGTTTGGCGGCGCAGGGACGGTTGCATCTTCAATGATGAAACTCATGGTCAGCGCCTGCCGTCAGGACGCACATCAATTCGGGGCGAGCCCAACTGCCACGTCACGCCAAGACCAGTGGACTCGGCTTTCATAATCAACTGACGCCCGCGCACTCGGATGTAAACGATGTTGGTGAACTGCTCAATTGGTACGGTGGCCGTGCGCGTGACCGCTGCACTGCTTGACCCGCCCAAGGACTGCGGGGTGTTGAACCCAGAGCCTGATCCCTTCATCGGGATCAACGTCATGTTGAGCGACGGGTTGGATATGGTCGAGCCGGTGAAGGTCACGTCAGGCAGCATGCGCCAGATGAAACCAAAGTTCTGTCCGTCTTCGATGTCGAATTCGGCGGACTCGATGTAGGCATTGATCGCCAAGGGCGTGCCAGTCACGTTGTCGTCTACACCGTTCTCATGCAGTACGATGTTCTTGTGATAGGTCGCCGCAATCGGGAAGTCGAGCAGGCCGGAGTCAAGCCAAGCCGTGCGCTCCATCGTGCCGTAGTACCAGATTTCTTCTAGGTAGTTGTAGACAACATACCGATTGATCGTTGTAGACCCCGCCGAACAATAGAACCACCAGACCTCGTTGAAGCCTTCACTGGTCCCGGCAAAAATCTGCGAGCCTTGATCTTGGTTGATGTCTCCGAAGACATGCCGCCGCAGATCGCATTTGAGGGTGTTGACGCGGCCATCATATTTGTAGAACTTGTCTACGCCCATCCAATACACCACGCCTGAGCCGATTGCCACGGCGTTCTGACTCTCAATCGAGATGTTGTCGCCAAGCAGTTGAGCGCCCCAGACCTCCGGTGCCCCAAGGTACTGCAATGAGTACAGGGCCGAGTCCGTGAACACCACGATTTCCTGACGGGTCTGGATGGCCGCGACGATCTCCGAGCCGAACGACAAGCGCAAACTGCCTGCCTGATTGGTCGCTGCCGGGGTCCAGTCCGTTGCGCTTTCCTGATCCGACCACCGGATCAACAGGGGGTCTTGAATTGACGACCCGATCTCGTTGCAAGCAAAGGCAAACACAAAGCGGCTGATGTCAGACACCGCAATGAAGTTCTGCACAGTGGGCACACCGTTAGCGCCCGCCAGACTAGAAAGCGCAACGGCACGGGTACTCACGCCCGCAGAAGCATCCCAGTAGTACAAGTTCCCGCCACGGGGGCCGAAGATCAGGTCTTCACCAAAGTTGCTCTGGCTCCACAGGCGCAACGCCGAACCTGACGTGGATGTCAAACCCCAAGAGCCTGAACCCCAAGTACCTGCACCCCAACCCGACAGCGGGATTGCCACGGCAGGGCCGACTGGTATTTGATACGCGGCCACCACCGCAGCGCCACCACCAGGAGAGCCCGCAATCGCTGTGGCGTTAGGCACCACAGAAATCTGTATGGTGTAGGTATTGGCGTCCACCACCGTGACTTGGAATTCACGGTTCAAAACCGACGCCGTGACGTTGGTGCCTACGCCGCCAATATCGACCGCCCCGCTGAAGGTTACAAAGTCACCCGTCGTGCAGCCATGCGCCGTGTCAGTCACCGTCACCGTGGTTGAAGCAGTCAACGCAAACGGGTTGTTGTTGATGGTGACCGTTGTACGCAACGGCGTGATGTCGTTGTAAAGACCGCCCTGCTCAACGTAGAACTTGAGATTGGTGCCAACGCCAAGCAGGTTGATATTGGCAAGCGTGATCCAGTTGGACAGGGATCGGCAAATGCCTTGGAACGTGGACGCGGATAGCGGAGCCCACCCACCGATCTTTTCAGGAGTGCCCTGGCGGAAGCGCACCTTGTCGCACTCATACCAACCGTTCTCGTTGGTATATCGGGTGTTCTCTTTGTTCACCCCTGGGCGCAGTGTGAGTTTCTTGAGCGGCATAACCGTATTCTCGTGTCAAGACAAGAAAAGGGCAATCTCTGCCTCGCGGCGTTTTACCAGACCCGGCAGGACTTTGCCACCACCCATCGTCCACTGACGGAAGGCGTCTGCCGCCCCGCTCCAGTCGTCCCGGTTGGCCCTCATCCTGATCTGGCTGCGCTGAAGGTTGCCTAGCCCTGCATTGAAGGCAAAACTGACCAGAGCGTCAAAAGAGCCTTGACGGCCAGAT